CATAGCTTTTTTCTAGAATTCTACCTTTAAAGAGCGTTCCGAATTCATCAAAATTTACTCGGTCAGCTACTATATCTCCAATATAAAATTCACCGTGCATAGTAGCGTCTGATCTAATAACTGTGTTGGGATAGTATACTTTAGCGTAATCATATACTTCAGCACTACTCATAGGCCAACCTTGGTATCTTAAAGTATGATTAAGTAGAAAGAAAGTCCAATACAAATTAGCTGTTTGATATAGTTCGTATGAAAGGACGTCTGGTCTTACTCCGTCTTGAATAAAAGTCGTTTCATAAAAAGAACCGTCGTTAGCTATTTGATCGATGATATCTATGTATGTGGTTAAATCCTGAAATAAAGCTGAAGCATTTTCTTCACCGAATCGGTAGTTTGTAATTGGAAAATTTCTAAAGAATGGCATATTATCCGGCTCCTGCTGATATTAGGTAATCGTTTGATAGCTCATCCACTTCGTTTAAAATATCCTTTTTAGTAAGAGCTCTTTCTTCTATGAAGGAAAGAGAAATATCTGTTTCTTGAAAATTACCATCTGAGTGAAATGACATACCAGTAGAGTTATAACTAACATCAACATTAGCCAGAAACGAAGGAAGTATTTTTGTTGCGATTCTCTTATTAGCATAAAACATTTTAATTCTAAACTTGCTAGGAAATCTTAGAGCTAAATCGATTCCTTCGTTTGAAGTATCTGGATACATTTCTTCTCTAAAAAACTGAACTATGCTTTTAACTTCTTCGGCTTCTCTTTGTGATGTTGGAATCATTTTAAAAGCAAATCTAAATTGTCTAACTCCAACCCCTCGTAGAGATGATCTTCTGTTGGGATTCATCGAAATTCCTGTTGATGTTTCAACAGCGCCTTGAAGCTCTGGGCTCAGTCCTTTTGCAAGTCTTAAGGATGCAATTTGAGCAGCTTCTGATCTAAGACCTCTACCCGCTAAATCTGACAAACCACCAAGACCAGTAGCTTGAGAAATAGTGTCTTTCATAGCAGCATTCGGATCGCTTATTAACCTTGCGGCGCCTGAACCAAGAGCCCCTAAATCTACGTTTGTATATTCTATATTATCTTGAAACTGTAAGGCAGAAGGAAGATATAGCGTAGCCTTTCTTCCGCTTGCCACTCTAGCAGCAGCAGACCCGCGTCTCGGTTCGTTCGTTCCTCTAAAATTTACAAGAGCTTCCTTAGCCTCTTTGGCTTTATTAGAACCGTCATTTCCTATTAAACCACTAAGTAAACCCGCTGCGTCTTCTACTACTCCATTGCTATTATCACTAATAATCTTAGCTGCTGCTGACGTACCATCGACGAATGCGTTAAAGGCCGTTTGAGGTAAAGTCTTGTAGTTTTCACCGAAGGCTTCAAAAACTATTCTACCCTGATAGCCTTCGTCCTCGATGGGAAACTTAAAGTTTCTTTTATTTTTATATGACATAAGGAGTCCTTGATAAATATATAAAGTTTACATTATTTATAAAGGTATCTATGGCATATTCAGGTAAGTATAAGGTTAAAAACAGATCTAAATACAAAGGTAACCCCGATGGTGTAGTATTTAGGTCATTATGGGAAAGAAATGCCTTTAAATGGTGCGATGATTCGCGTGATATAAAGTATTGGTCAAGTGAAGAGGTTGTAATACCGTATTTTTATGAAGTTGATAAAAAGTACCATAGATACTTTATGGACCTTAAATTGACCTATAACAACGGTAAGACTGTGCTGGTTGAAATAAAACCAAATAAAGAAACAGCTCCTCCTAAGTTTAGTGGACGAAAAACCAAGAGATATATCAATGAAGGCATGACGTATGTTAAAAACGTAAATAAGTGGAAAGCAGCGCAAAGCTATGCTGCTGATAGAGGTTGGGCATTTCAGATATGGACTGAAAATGAATTAGGAGCTATGGGCATACTACCTCAGCCTAAGAAAAAGATTAAACCGTTAAAGCCACTTCGGAAGCCCAAAAACACATATAAATAACGATATGGCAGATTTATTTAAGAATTTAGAAATAGAAGCTTTTAGAGCTGGAATTACACCTAGAACGCAAGAGTCTAGAGAGTGGTTCCGTAAAAAACTTACGCGTATTCGTAGGGTTAATCGTAATGAAATATTGAAAGATGATTCTCTTAATTTGGCTAACCGTCAATTAGTAGGATCTATGCAGATGTTTTTCTACGACGCTAAGAACAAAAAAACTTTGCCGTACTATGACGCGTTTCCTTTGACAATTGTTATAGGTCCGGCAGAAGGAGGATTCTTAGGATTAAACCTACATTATTTGCCTCCTGCTCTTAGAGCTAAGTTTTTAGATGCGCTAATGGACATTACAAATAATAAAAAATATGATGACTCAACAAGATTTAGTGTAACATATAACACTTTAAAAAGAGCTGCAAAATATAAGTATTTTAAGCCTTGTGTAAAACATTACCTATCACAGCAAGTAAGAAGTAGATTCGCAAGAGTGCCAGCACCGGAATGGGAAATTGCAACGTTTCTACCTACGGCTAGCTGGCAAAAGGGTAATGGTACTCAAGTATATAAAGACTCTAGAGGAATGATTTAATGGCTAGTCTCGACCAATTTAAAAGCTTAGTTTCACAAAAAGGTGGTGCTGCCAGAAATAACATCTTTAGAGTAAAGATGCCATCTATACCTGGTGCTTCTTCATCTGATGTAAATTTACTGTGCAAGGATATAGTTCTTCCTGGAAAGCAGATTCTTACTACTGAAAGAAGAATAGGAATGCAAATACAGAAAGTTCCGTACGGCTATGCTGTTACAGATATTTCTATGACATTCCACGTTCTTAACGATTATGGTATTAGAAAATATTTTGATACTTGGCAAAGATTAGCCATAGACCAAAATGGTCAATCAAGTGGTTATTTAAGAGGTCAATCGGGGTATGGAAAGCAAATTGTAATAGAACAACTTAGAAAGGGAATAGGGCTTCCTGTATATTCTACTCCTCTTGGTATTCCTACTTTACCAGCGGAGATTCAGAGTCGCTTACCTAAACTAGGTCCATTTGATTTTGCTCAAGGTCAACTAGACTTAGATTTTATTACGAGCGCTGATGTTGTTTATTCGTGCACACTTCAAGATGCATTTCCTACTACGATGAATGATATAAGCCTTAATAACGAACAAAACGGTACTGTAGAACTAAACGTACAGATGTCGTATACAAAATGGGTTGCAAACGAGGCCGAAGCTACTAGTAATGCAGATAGATTCGTTCAAACGCAAATTGGAACAGCCTTAGGAAAAATATTTAATTAAAGGATGAATTGAAATGGCACTACCTAAACTAAATGATAAACCAAAATATGAACTTGTAATACCTTCAACAGGACAGACCGTAAGATTTAGGCCTTATCTTGTAAAAGAAGAAAAGGTACTAATGATGGCAATGGAAAGCGAAGATCAGGTATCTATGTTCTCTGCCATTGTTGACACAATCGAGGCTTGTGTTGATGGAGATATCAACAAGCAAGCTCTCGCTAGTTTTGACGTAGAATATATGTTCGTTAAGATTAGATCAAAGTCTGTAGGAGAAAGTATAACTATTTCTCCAGAATGCAACCAGTGTGAAGAAAGAAATGAATTAAAAATAAGTCTAGATACACTAGATGTAAAAAAACCAGATGCAGCTAGCATCATTGAATTGAATGAAGATATTAGTATTCAAATGAAATATCCGTCATACCTTAGTATGTTAGATAAGGATATCTTAGAATCTAAGTCTACTACTCACCAGACATTTGCTATGATTTTAAAGTGTATTGAAAGTGTAATGACCGAAGACGAAAATATGGCATTTAAAGATGAGACTCGCGAATCACAAATGGAGTTTATTGAATCATTAAGCTCAGAACAATTTGATTCGATTCGTAAGTTCATTGAATCTATGCCTCAAATATCACATGATGCCTCTTACACCTGTAAGAGCTGTGGCCACAAAAATGATTTATTACTAAAAGGCATGTCTGATTTTTTTTAGTGTCTCTTTCTCATGATACACTCGTTA